TGAATAAACATAATTAAAATTGTCTACGAAATCTTTTGCTAAAACTTTTCTGAGTCTGCTTAAATTTTTAAAATATGGATTAATCGCAGCAGCGGCTCTTTGAACCTTCTGCTCAAACAGTACGCCAGACTCTCCACTACGAGCTGTCTCACCTTTCATTGCTTCAGAGACTAGGGAAACTCGTTGTGCAAATGCAACACTATTCTCGGCATTCAACATAATATCTGGTGGAAGGGATGAAGGAGTGAGTCTTTGCGGTATTATTGAAGGATTGTTCAATTCATACACCATGTTAGGTTGGTTTCCCTTCTCCTTCAAAGCCTTAATTGTCTCTTTTTCACGTTTATCTATAAACACACCACCCGAAAGTATTTGTGTTACATAGTCTCTTACTTGTGATTTCGCTTTATTTACGTCATCTTGTATATCGAGAAGGTGGTCAACTAATGATGTTTGCTCATTTATTTGGACATTATAGCTATAACTCCAAACAGGAAAACAATCAAAATTCGAAGTGGGTTGTTCCATATCTTCGTCTTTGACGATTAAATTTTTGAAATAGGGGATAATAGTCGTTGTATGAATTTGGTCTTTATTAAATTCTCGGACTACCATCAAACTTGGGTTTTCTTTTTCCAGTTTTTTAAATTCTTTTTTGGATATTACCATGTAGTCATTGCCATCAAAAACATTGACCATTTTAATCACACTACGTTCTTGCATTTCAAGAACTCTATAGCGGTCATTTATCTTGTCATAATTCTCAAGATTTGATGAATAAGTTTTATCTGTCATTCTACGAACTGTTTCAGACAGTGACTGATACCAAGCTATTGACCTTTCAACTTTAATATCATACGGGTCAATGCTATATTGTTCACTAATAACGTCTAGAGACTCCCAGCCTTCTTTAACAAGCCATCTACAATGCTTTAACTCGTAGTCACTCGCTCTTGTTTCGGGGTCTATATATACACGAAAGTTATTTAGCACATCATACTTAAAATCGAGATAACCTTCTTCATTTATCTCCCAGCTCCTTTGTATCCAGCCACCAAGTTTAGTAGATAATGCATCCACGAATGCAATCTGTAGCTTATCTTCAAGGTCTTGTTCGTCTATAATAGCACTCCATCGTCCCTGTAAAATGTCTGTAACGTTTACAGACTCGGATGTAGTGGGTTTAAATTTTGCTGTCTTTCTGTTTAATTGTTCATTACCAACAAGCGTGCTTATGATTGGTGTGATTATATTGTACTTCAGTAGGGGTTTTTTATATTTAGTTGCACTTTTTCTTTCTTCAGAAGTAAAAGAATCTCCATTAACATATCTTACAGCTTTCTCGGAATCCTTCCTCGCTATCTCAAATGAGTCTCTACTATACTTCCAACATTTTAAAACCTTATCTGCTTGTTTGGATAAAATACCAGCCGCATACTGCGAGCCAGAAGGTGAATCATTTTTATAAGCGTCTTTAGCCATTATGCTGTTTTCCAGTTAGTGATTCCATCAGAACCTGATTCGCCTTTTCGGTAACGCCACCCTTTTTTTCTTTTTTCAAATACAGAAAGGCTTGGCAATACTTTTAAAGCTCCATAGCGTAACGCATCGTAGTGATGGTCGTCAGCTTTGGTATCAATGTCTTCTGGGTCATTTTGTGCCGATGGTAAATTAGGAAATGTTTCTATGCATTGTAAACAATTATCTGTAAATCTTATTCTAGGGTATCCTTCATCTGGTGACTCTAACCCTTCATATACAATTTTAGCTCCAGCCTTACGGTCATTGTTACCTTTTGATAAAAAAATACCACCGTCTCCATAAAAATCCGCGGGTGAATATAACATCCCTTCTTTTTCAGAATGTTTAGTCCAATACGCAGGGTCGGCAATATCATCATCGAAGTCTGTCGGCTTTAGCTTATAAGTCTCCCAAGTGTACTCATTGACCTTCTGAACTTGTTTAGATGCAGATAGTCCAGTCTCTGTTATTTCGTCAAATATTATCATATTGTCGTCACGGTCAACTGCGGCAAACAAGCAGACAAACGGAGCTTTTGTTCCATAATCGTAAAATCTGTAAAACGTATGCGTATTCTTTTTGAAATGAACTCCGAATTGAAAATATTCTTTTGGTATCACATGATTCATGGGATTCCAGTTATCAAAATAAGTCCCAGCAAAAACATCCCATCTGCCTTCAAGCCACATAGCTCTCAATACGGGATTAAGGTTTTTCAATTTCCTGACGTAATTCGGGTCATTATCCAGAAGAGTCGGATTATCAAAAACAGTTGCTGGAATAAAATGAAAGCTTATTCCTTCTTCGTCGATAAAAGGTTTACCCGTTTTTTGATTTTGATAATAAACATCGAACTGTTCGTTATATTTCGGTTTCCCAATAACTTCAGGTGGGCAGCGGTCAATAAATTTCTTTTTTAACCATATGTGACCAATGTTCCCAGGGTTTGATGTTAAGCATATCTGCGGCTGCAACAACTGGTTGTCTGTACGGGCAGAAGTTGATAACTCTTCTATCCATTGTTCTGGAAATTGATTTGCTTCATCAACCCCAATGAAATTATAGTTACCACCAATGTAGTTATCCAATGCCCTTCTGTCTTGGCAATGAACCAGATAAATCTTCGCACCACTGGGGAACACATAGCATTTGTTCCTTTCCTGCCAGTTCGCCCCGTACAGCTTATACAATTTATCGCATTCGGGTTTTAAATTTCTTTCCAACTGCGGAAATGTCCTACGCATTAGAATACCAATATAATCTGGGAAATCAATCGACACAGCATCAACTACCGTTTTAACCGCCTTGCCTTCAGCCTTTAATCTCTTTGCATCGTCTGGTTCAATCTTCCTTTTCAATCGTTCATAATGGTATGCCCTGGGTATCAATGCCGCTTTCCACGCCAACATCAATGATTTGCCACCACCCCTTGCACCGCCATAAAATATCCAATTGGCAGTAGAACCTAAAAACTCTGTCTGTTTACCACTATGTGGTCGAAATTTGTATTTACCAGCCACGCTTTACCTTCTTGTGTTCGGGTTCTATGAATACCTTAGAATTTGTTTTGTTACTGAAATCATTATTTTCCCAAGTCCGTATAGCTGCCTTCCAATCTACCATTTTATTTTTACCCACCATCCAACCTCTTGATGCATAATGTGCGGTGAATGCCGCAGGATTAATATTATTTTTCCTTTTATCACAATATTCCTTCACTTCCTGCTCTGTTGGAATTTTAAACACCTTTCTTTTTATTTTCTTAGTACTATTCTTAATAACTTTATCTTTATCTTTATCTTTAGCTGCTTGCATGAAGCTTACATGAAGCTTACTAGCTTCATCTATGGGGCTAAATAAATGACTATACTTTTTAATGCGTTCATAGACGGACTTATGGACTCTATTACTTAAATTCAATTCATCAGGATGTGACACCTTATACTGAAATTTTATAAATTTAGGAATGAACCATTTTCCATTTTCTAAATATTCAATTCTACTTGAAAATGTTTCCATTAACTCCTTCTCATCCAATTTTTCACCTACAAATATACTCATTATGTCTATATCTGGTTCGAAAAATCCAGCATGGTCACACTGACTAATCAAATACCACCAAGAACTCTTATACTTCGGTGATAAACTACGAAACCAACGCTTCTTCCAAATATCTGTATCAAAGTACCTCTTTGCCATCTGTATCCCTCTCTCTTTCTTTGTATGTGTTACTATCTAACTTGATACGTTCAATCAACTCCTGTCTGGTATCACCCTCTGCAATCGTGATATAACGTCCAGACTTAGTTCTCTTCTGTGCGGAAAACTTTTTCTTCTTTTCCATTCTTATTTAACCACTCCATTACTTGCTTATAATTATAACGAATCGTTTTCCCACCACTACTTGTGTTGTTTATTGCAACAGGAATCGGACTCCCCAACTTACGCCACTTATAGACACATTGCCTCGTGACACCAAGAAGAGAACATAATTCACTTGTCTTCAATAACTTTTCCATTTCTATTCTCCTTCTACATATTTAAAAAAACATTCCTATAGATGCTGCAACTTCCTTAATCGGAAGCAATAACATCTCTGACCTATCTCCATCACCACCCATTACTTTTCGTGACTTACCATTTCTTATCATACCTCGACATATACTCTTTAACTCAGATACAGGAAAACTTAACATACCTTTTACCTTACCGTCCTTAACAAATATATGAAACCACCAATCTGATTTTGTTACCGATAATCCAGACTTTTTACCACTACATCTTATCTCAATTGCCATGTTACCACTCTCATACCATTTACCACGCTCTGTTTTTACTTCAACCTTACCCTTAGAAGTTAAAAGTACCCTTAACCCCTCTTCGTAAACTTCTCCATAAGCTAAATCTAAATCAAAATCTGAGTTCTTTTCCTTCTTCATCCCAATCAGCCTCCTGTAAGTCTAAATCGTCACCACATAAAACACAAACCAAACCCTCTTCCGCATTATTCTCTGGCTCTGAAGGCTGATACTCCGTCTCACTATGGTCACATCCCTTTGTCATTAAAATCTTTGCTGCTATTGCCCTTACTACTGGAACTGTTACCGCATTACCACACATCTTATACCTCTGGGTATCACTCAAATTAACAACATCACCATCTACCATCCCCGTACTCGTCCAACCATCATCCCAAGTACCATCATCATTCCTGGTACTAAACCCTTGAAGTCTCTCACATTCGTTTGGAGTTAACCGCCTCAACTCCGT